ACCCATTAAGCACCTTACTTAATCTTTGTCCGCTTTCTTTATCCATTAACTTGCCATCTTGCGGTGATTACCTTCTTTCTTCTTTTTCTTCTTAGGTGCAGCAGGTTTATCAGATTTATCAGGTGCAGCAGGTTTATCAGATTTATCAGGTTTACTAATTTCAGCTTTCTTTTTCATAGCCGCCTCTTCACCAGGAAATAAAGAAATCTCACTCATTTTATTAGATAATTCCTGTCTCCAATTATATCCAGCTTTAGCAGCAAGAGTTGCTTGAGAAACAATTCCAATTTCCTTATGAATAGCAAATACTCTAGCTTGAGATTCCATATCTTCTCTAATAACCTCGGGGAATTCAATACTAATTGGAACATCCTCCGTAGCAACCGGTCTATAAGTAATCTGCGGCAATAATAATTCTTCAGACTCATCTTTAATAGTTTTATCATCTGCTCCCTCAAGCACCATATGATTAATTTTAATCAATACTTCTTCTAAAGCCTCTTGAGCATATTCCGGAACCCTTACTCGTTTGGGTAAAACTCCAGCCTCAACTGCAGATTTAATAACTTTTCTATACATAACATCAAAAGCATCTTCAAAAAATTCCTGCTTACCTCTAATAAATTGACTAAAGGGAGTATCAGCTTTTCTAATTGAAGCATAAACCTCTTGGTCTGATCGTTGATTTAAAATGTGAATAGGGAGATTAGATCCAGCCCCTATTGTATATAAAATAGCAAGTCCATCCTCTTTAGCATCATCAGCATTAATCTGAGCCTTCTCAATTCTATACTTTACCTGTTCACTTTCTACTAACATAATACCTCCCCGAGGGGCTCGCCTTTCCCTAAGAGTAGCCTCGTTCATTCTACCCCTTACTTCTTTTACCCATACCACCTTTGCTCTTTCATGATTCAGTCTAATTCTATCCATCAACCAATCATCATAATATTTCAAATATTTCATAACAGGTTGGAGGGGAACCCTTCCTCTTATTTCTGAATCAATCCCTAACTTAATATGTTGTATTAGTGGACTACTCTTTAATCTTCTCTTACTCTTTTTATTTCCTCCATTTTCTACATAAGGGAGATAACCTATATCTGGAACCCAAGTATCCTTTTTATAGCTCTGCCCAGTTCCTTCAGGACTATAATCATATGTCCAATGGTAACCAAATTTATTTTCTATATCCTCTGGGTGAGTTTCAACATCTTCAATTTCAAAAGGCCTAATTCTTCTTATAGTACATTGCCCTGACATCTTATCAATATAATAAGCAATAAAAAGTTCTCCCTCTAGGTAAGCCATTTTTACTAAATCTTTTTCTCGACTAAGCATATTATTTTTACGTCTAAAATCAGTAATAACTGACATTATCTTCTTATTTTCAACAATTACTTTTAGGCCCCCGCCTACTGTATAATAAACCCAGTTGTCAATAATACTTTTACAATGAGGATCAGTAAAATATTTATCAAAAGCGGCGGCTTGCATAGATTCTCTTTCCCCTGCAACCTGCCCATCAGAAGTTTGATTTAACAATCCAGAATAAGAATCTGCGTTAGTATAAGTTCCTATAAAAGATTCATGAAGCTTTACTTTATCAGGTTTACCTTTTGGATCTTGCTGTTCATATAAATAAGAATAATCTTGTTTACCTTCATTCAATGAAGCTGACATATCTTTACCATCATAATCTCTATCTGGATGATTATGCCAACCCTTTTCTTCCTGCATCCCCTGTTCAGCTGCCTTCTCTACCATTTCATCTAATTTAGCAGTCTTAACAAATTTATATCTACCAAAAAAATCTTTTAGCTTACCCATAAGTCTTTCCTTCCTTTTTTATCTTCAACCCAATAATTCTCCCTCACTTGTTTATCCGCATAAAAATCATCTCCTAACTCCTTCAACCCATCTTCGTAAGGGTCTTGATAATCAAATTCATTATTAATTAAATTGTAAACAGAGCCAGCCATACTCTGTAATAAATCAAGAGAACCTCTAGGTTTATGATCTACCTTGTTCTTCTTATAGTCTATTTCAGCTCCAGTTGCTTCCTTAGCAAAATATTCATGATAAGGAACAGCAAGTCTATCATCATAAATAGCATCTTTCAAAGCCTGCATCGGACCCATAGTTTGTCCCTCTGTAGATCTTCTAACTAATCCAGAACCGTCTTTAGCCTTTTTATCTAAAATCAATTTAGTAGCAGTTCTATCAATAGAAAGTCTTCCCACCTTAAATCCTTGAGATCTCAATATCTGTATAGAATCAACACTTTGGAATCCATCAAATGTTATTAAAGCTAAATAAAATCCCCGTTGTTGGATATCATAAATAATTTCTCTTACCTTACTCAATAAAATTTCTTCCCCCTTATTAGCTTTGATTCTCCCTAGAAAATCAAACTTAATAAAAGGCAGACTTATTTCTTCATCTACTAATTCTTCAGAATGAATTTGAGTAATTACTCTTTGCTCAAAATTTGGAGCATGACACATTGAAATTCCCACAGCATCTTTTTTCAAACCCAGATCAATATGCATATAACGACTAAAATCATCTGCTCCAGGTGCGGGAACAAAATTTCTCTCCAATCTCCTTTCTTCATCGTTAAAGGGATTTTTAAAAGCCTTTTTTTCCACCTCATAAACTTTATTCTTATCTTTAAAAAAGGGGCGGGTAGATTCCGTAGGAACACAAGCAATATCCCTTAAGAAATTTTCTGGGTCTCTAAGATAATTGGCTTTCAGTTCAAGAGGGATCTTTATAATAGGGGAGCTCATACTGTTATAGCTCTTTTATACCAACCATACCAAAATCTATGAAACTTAACAGGGTTTTTAACTACAATTCTAGCAAAATGTAAAGTTCGTTCGGATCTCAATCTTTCCGGTTCAACCCTTTTAATAGCCTTTCTAGTATTTGGACCAACCTTTCCATCCACTTTTATTTGGAATCTTTCCCCATTCTTTGCATTAGCTGCTCTCTGCAAAACTTTGCCTGCACCAAATGCACCAAAATTAACACACATATCAAAATAGATTCCTCTCAACTTTTCAGGTAATCTATCAACTTTATTTGCATCCCAATAATCCCGCTTATAAATCTCAATAGCTTCTTCTTCAGTCAGGTTCTTTATATCTAATTTAGGGTAAGCTCTTTTAGATATTCCAAAATTAGTTTCCCCTCCAGGATCATGAGGGTCATTAACATATCCCCCTTCATGTTCTAAAGTAACTTTTATATAATCTTCAAAAGTATTTTTTGTCATAAATTCAAATCTCAAGTTCCTAAAATCCTTATTAGACCCAGTAGAGATTCAGCATCGGCTAAAGCCCTATGGGTAGGTTTTTTCCGTATTCCGAAATGATTAACTACGGTTTGAAGTTTATAATTCTCCAATTCGTAGTCTAATCCTTTAACGAATTTTAGATAATCAAAGTATTCCAAGCAATCAAATTTTCTGTCATTAGCTACAAGAAAACGTTTATCAAACGATACATTGTAGCCAATAATACGATTGCCTTTCAGAAAATTAAATAAATCACCGCTTATCTCTTTAAAAAAGGGAGCTTTTTTTAAATCTTTATCACTAATATCTTGATTTAAAAACCGCATATCCTCAAGCCTTATATTTGGATTAATCAAAGATACAAAAGAATCTAATATTTTTCCTCTATTAACCTTTAAAGCTGCAACCTCAATAATCTTATCTTTCTTGGGATTAAGTCCCGTCGTTTCTAAATCAATAACTATCATGTTATCAATATCCTCATTACCAACTCACTTCCCAGTCTTTAAATTCAGCTGCTATACAATCTACTTTGTAATCTTTTCTTCCTCCAACAACTTCCATAATTTTATTAATAGCAGTATTTCTAATACCATTCAATCCATGAGTTAACATAAGATTATCTGAACCTTTTTCACCCTTACGAACTTGTGATTCATTATACCAAATATGTGCATTCATTTGAGATAGAACAATTATTGCTCTGATAATATCTCCGTCTAAATTAACATCTTTTTCTTTTAAAATTAAATCTATATCATGAACAATATCATTCATTTCCTCAGCATAATTTTTCTTATTCTCTGGTATAAACACTTCCTTTAACTGATGAATACTAAGTCTATCTATTAATTCACCAAACGTTGGCAACCATTTTCTCGATTTCATCTTTCAACTCTTTCCTTAATTAAAGAACTTCATTGACAATTTCTAGAGTATCAACATCAATCTCAAAATACTTAGACATATCAAAATACTTAGACCCCTTAGCTTCCCATAAACTTCTCATCCGCCAGAAAGCATTTAATTCTTCTGCTCCTACTGATTTAATCTCAGCAATCTTTCTTTCTAAAAAAGAGTCTGGATATCTGGGAGAACTAATCAAACAAATAACTCCAGGAATTTTACCTCTTTGCATAAATCTAGAAGTCATACGATTCATAACTGCATTATACATTTCCTCCCCAGCATCATATATATCTTCTCCAGCCTTTTTAGAATCCTCAGTTACTTCAAGAAAATTAGCCTCATCAATAACGGCTGAATAGACATTATATCCTAATGCTGAAAGAGCAGAACTTGTTCCAGCATAAACACAAGTCTTATTTCTATCAATTCTTATTTCCCGAGCGTATCGGGGATTAGCGGGGAAATAGTCTTTATTAAACCCAGATTGAAATCTTTCCCAAGTATAAGTAAAAACTACCCTTCTAGACTGCGTTTCAGACCTTGACAACAACATAGTTGCAATAACTGAATTATCTACTAAGTTAAAATGCCTTTGTGGATTTTTATGCATTGACAATTCAAACCACAACAACCATAAAATAATAGAAGATTTGAAAGATTTACCAGAACCAATAGCCTCAAGAAATATAGCTAAATTAACTTCCCTGTTTTTTCTTTCATTCCACAAATCACAAATATCTTGATAAACAGCATCAAACAGTCTACCTTCTAAATTTAAAAAGTAAGAGTCGGTTAAAAGAGTTTCTATAGGTACATCTTTAAATTGTTTAATAGCATCATCATCCCAATCAAATAAAGCGCCCCCTTCTTGATTTTCATAATCGCTAATCCAACGTTGCGCTTCATCTACTAAAGAATCATTATAGTCTGGCATTTAAATCTCCTTATTCTTGGGAGTTAAAGATTGAACAATCTTTTCTGAAGCGGGGGAATATTCAAATTCATCTCCAACAATTCTTCCTTGTGTTTTAAAAGGAACAATTACTTCATCCACTATCTCTTGCAAAATCCTTCTACCAACATTCTGTGCGGCATTAGACATAACAATCTTAAACACTTGGTCTACAAAAGCTTTTACTGTAGTAGTATCAAGACTGATTTCTCGTTTAAGTTTAGGCCTTAGTTCTTTAGCCTTAAAGATCCTATCTGTTATTTTAATTAATAGTTCTATATCCCTATTAGTTAAATAGCCATCTTCGGGATTTTCAGTATCCCTTCTTCTAGCTAACACATAAGTTTGAATAGCATACAGAGCTCTAATGTCTTCGTCTACATCATTAAGGTGCTGTTCTTCGACAATTTGAGCATTCTCCAGAAATTCCATCAGGTTATTGGGTAATCCGGCTTTACGATTCAACTCTAACCAGAGCCCTGTATTATTAGTGTTAGTGATCTGTCTATTATGAAAATTACATTGGCCCCAGCCGGGATGGTCAGTACCATCTCCTGCTCCCTTGACACAAACATAACCTTCAGGCATATTATTTAATTGACATCCACAAATTCTTTTAGTTTGTTCCCCTTTCTTATTTAATAAATAAATCTCATAAGAGGATATTTTTTTAACTTTTGGTTTAGTAGAATTAGCCAATTTATCCGCTTTTCTTAGGGTAGTTTTTAATTGGGTTTTATCATCCATTATTTTTTACCTCTCTTTTTAGCCATGATTCTTTTCTTTTTCTTCTTCTTTTTCTTTTTTTTCTTAGGACCCTCATTCCAACCTGGAACTCCCACCCTTTTCTTATTATTTGGGAATTGACTGGTAGTTACTGCTTCTTTCATTTTATCTCCTACTTGAACTTATTATCTATGTAACATTTGCCGTAATACATTACGCCTAACCAAATAGATATTTCTATAACTTCCAAATATCCTAAACTGTTTAATATACCTACATCCATTTTATTCTTCTCCTGCAACTTGAGCCTCTAAGGTTTCTACTCGGGTTACTAATGCTTTTACAGCTTCGAGTAATACAGCTGTAAATCCTAAACGTTCATCTACTCCCAATACATCCTCATAAGATTCTTCCTCCGAAAGGAAGATCTTTTCTTGCCAAGGTACAACTAAATCTGGAACTACTTTTTGAACCTCTTGTGCAATAAAACCATATTGCTTTGACATATTTTCCGAATCTGGAATAACTCCTTCTTTAAAATCAAATTTTACTCCCCTTAAATTTTTGACTATATCTATAGCATTAGTAATAGTTTCTACATTTTCTTTAATTCTTTCATCAGATCCCGTATGCCAGACCACCGTGCCAGCACCATTTTTAATATTACCGGAGGTATCAATTATCATTCTAACATAATCTGTCCCTCCAGAATGAGTGTGGAATTGGAGGGGCTGCCCTGTAAATTCAGTATATACATCATTTATGGAAATATAATCTCCATGATTCGTAGGCCAATCAATTTGAACAAACCCTGTAGTGTCATCGTGAATAAAATTAGCGTGACCGGCTGCAGTACCACCATCATTATAAAGAACTTGAGTATTTGCCCCACCTATTGGACCAGTTGCTCCATCTACTCCAGTTGGGCCTTGTATTCCATCTCTTCCAGTTGGTCCTACAGCTCCATCTACCCCAGTTGGGCCTGTATCACCTGGTAATCCCGGTATTCCGGTGTTCCCAGTTGGTCCTACAGCTCCATCTACCCCAGTTGGGCCTGTATCACCTGGTAATCCCGGTAATCCCGGTATTCCATCTCTTCCAGTTGGTCCTACAGCTCCATCTACCCCAGTTGGGCCTGGACCTCCTGTATTTCCTGTTGGTCCACTTGAACCAATAAGTTGATGGAATGGATCACGAATATAAAGAGAATTTGATCCCATTCCTGACCAGTTAAGTACAACAATAGATGCCCATTCTGCTGACGGAGTTGGAGTATAAGTATCTTCTGAAGTTACCCAACCTGTCCCTATTGCAGCGTTTTCTATCCATGTTCCTTTTTTTCTTGTATCTTCTTGCACAAGAGTATTTGTTGCAGAATTAGAAATTGCAAGTTTACCAGCGGGTAGCGCAGAGTCATATTCATAAACCCTTACATAGAATCCATTACCACTTGCTGCAGATGCTTTGTATTTAATTGAAAGTTTATGAGATTCATTAGATGCTAAATTAACACGAAATGCAGGAAAGGCTGCTCCTATACTAGAATCACTACCTGATTGTAACTCCATTGCTAATTCACTTTCATTATATGAAATTGTGGATTGATCTGAACTACTATAAGCAGCGAGAGCATTGTATGGGGCGTCTATTAAACCAGTTGCTCCATCTACTCCAGTTGGGCCTTGTATTCCACTTTCCCCAGTTACTCCTTGTATTCCACTTTCCCCAGTTGGACCTGCAACTCCATCATTTCCAGTAATTCCTACATCTCCTTCACCAGCTGGTCCTTGTGGACCATCCTCTCCAGTTGGTCCTTGTGTTCCATCTCTTCCAGTTGGACCTACAACTCCATCTTCCCCAGTTGGACCAACTGGTCCTTGTGGACCATCCTCTCCAGTTACTCCTTGTATTCCATCCTCTCCAGTTACTCCTTGTATTCCATCTTCTCCAGTTGGTCCTTGTGTTCCATCTCTTCCAGTTGGACCTACAACTCCATCTTCCCCAGTTGGACCAACTGGTCCTTGTGGACCATCCTCTCCAGTTACTCCTTGTATTCCATCCTCTCCAGTTA